ACACCTTCGATAAAGTGACGCTTAGCGCCATTCTTACCTTCGACGATGGTTACCTTTGCGGATTCAATCTCCTCTCTGATCAGTCTCATCTGTTGTTTCCTCTGGTGGGGTATCAGTTACCTCGGTCTCTGCAGATGCTTCGACTTCAGGTGTTTCGTCGGGTTCCTTAAACATTGAGGATCCGACTTCTTGCTTCTTGGCGTCAATTTGATCAACCGCTACGACTTTCATAGCAGAATCAACGTAGTCTGATAGATCTTTTTGACCTGCAAACAATGCGTTGACGATCTCAAGCGCGGATTGGGTTGGCATAATTATTAAGAATTCAGTAATACTATTTAGAAATCTCCTTTTTTACGATCCGCAGGATCGATTCCCTGCTGCGCGTATTGATCCATAGCTTGTTGCTCAGGATCAACTGGCTCTGGTTGGAGTGACATTGCCATTTGCTCTACTTCCATTGCTGGCATTTGCATAGGATCAATGACCTTACCGTCTTTGATCTCTTGCGCCATATCCTTATCGATGTCCTTGAATAGGGCATCAGGTTGCTTAAGGATCTGACGACGCATGTATTCCAGCGAGAAGTATTTGCCCACGAATGGGTCCATCTGCTGCAGAAGTGCCATACGAGCATTCATGATCTCTTGCTCTTTCAACTCAGCGAAGTAGTTGTCAGCAACAAAATCATATTGAATATGCTCTTTCATATCTTCCCACTCTTCAGGTGTGAAGACACCTTTCAGAATAAGTTGAGTCTTAAGCAGATCGTTAAACAGATCACCAAACTTCTTGCGGAGTCTAACGACGAATTTTTGGAATTTAACTTCGTCACGGGTGATCTCTGCAGACCTACCAACGTTAAAAGAAGAGTCAGATTCTAGACGTGACTCAGGTACGTTGAGTGACCTGTAGAGTTTCTTCTGGAAGTACTTGACATCCTCCAACTCACCTAGGTTTTGTCCACCTGGGAGTGTGGTGATCTCAGTGCCGCGTCCACCTTCACGTCTTGGCAACCAGAAATCTTCCAGCATAGACATGAATTTCTTGTCATCACGAATCTCACCAGTGTCAGCGTTATACACCAACTTATTTCTGTAGCGAGACATCACCTCTCTGAGGTATTGCTCTGCCTTTTGCTTAGGCAGGTTACCCACATCGATGTAGAAAATTCTACGCTCGGGTGCGCGAGAGAGACGATAGATAACAAGCGAATCCTCAATCATTCTCAGTTGATTGAGTGCTTTAATTGCTTTATGGAGGTGTGACAGCACAGTGTTGCGCTGCATATCAAGTTGCCCTGAGTGGGCATAGCAAATTGCATCAGGTGCAATCTTGATTCCATTGTTTTCGTAACCGCGTAGACCCTTAGGCGCGTAAATATAATACTCAACTGCCTTAGGAATCAGCACGTTGACCTGTGGATCTGCAGGTGAAATGCGATCCTTGGGTTTATCATACTCGATAACTTTCTTGATTTTGCGAGGATCAATATACCTCAACTCTGTAATCCCTTCCTTGGGATTATCAGGGTTAATCATTTTATGGTAAAAGAGGCGACCATCGATATACCATCTACGGAAGATATCGTATGCCTTTCTATCAAAATCGAGGAGACTGAGAACATTCTCAAACTCCTCTCTGATACGAGTCTTAATAGCGTCAGACACTTTAAGATTTGAAAGCTCAATATCAACAGGGTGATCGTCAAGATCTCCAGCGATTGCCTCATTCACAATGTCATTAATTGCTGCATCCGCTTCAGGATGCAAAGACATTCCACGATACCGACCAATAAGATCGACATCGCTCGACTTGTTTGCCGAGTCTCCCAGATCTACATACTGACCAAAATGTCCACCAGCAGCAATGGGTTGCGCGGCATCGTCATTGTCTTTATGCACGAAAGAAGGACCCTTCGCAGAGCCCTTACCTTTCTTTCGATCTAGGGAATAACCAAATAGTTGTGACATTCAACTGTCCCTATACATTATCAATTATTTATACGCTAGGAATTTAACCTATTTAGAAACACTGTTACCAGCGTTATTATCGTTAGCGTATGTCCAGTACTGGACCTGGAATTCAACAGTATACTCTTCAGGAGTATCGTTGCTATCCCATGCAAGATCAATTGCACTGATGTTTGAGGGCCAGATGCCAACAAACTGATACGATCTTACAACACCACCCTGTCTATCATACTGACGCACAATTGCACCAGACTGATATTCAGAGATATTCTGAGGTGTTTGCAGGTTTTGCTGCAGGTTTTGGATCTTAGTAGACCACTCTTCAAACTTAGAGCGCAGTGCGAATCCTTTGTCGTTGAGGACAGTAACTGTCCATGGCTCGAAGGTTCTGTCACCAGCGATCTTGAGTGTCCTACCTCTGTAAGGAACCTCAATCACACCCACTGTAGAAGCGGGGATGTTTGCTGCCTTCACAAGGAAGGTTGCGAGAGATCCAGATGAAGCGGAGGATCCTGCCTGGGAAGCACCAGCAGTTTCCTGCTGGAGTTTCTCTTGAGATCCAGGTGTGGCACCCGATGCTGGGGTGCCTTCATCGACTATGCTAGGGAAACCGATTTCAACTTGAAATAGGTTGGGGCGGGCGAGGTCCCCGATTCTGTTTCTGAAGTCAAGGATTGGTGCATTGACCATCTTGCCTTCTGTCTGCCCTGGGTATTTTTCTGACATTGTTGTCTAGTACTCCGATTGGTTTATGTAATGGGGTTTAGATGGTTGGATGATCAGGTGACGAGCTCGTTAAAGCTAGCGCCAGTCCTTGTTGCCGTGAAGGTCAGTGTGATGAAGTTGATGGATCTTGTGGGTTTCACAAAGATCTCAGCGTAGAATTCACCACGGTCAATTGCTTCCGCTGGGTTGTTGGTGCCATCACAGACAACCAAGAAGTCAACAATACCACGACGTGATTGGACAGATCTCAGGAAAGGCTCAACAATGTTCTTGAATTGTTGGCGAGTAAACTCATCATTCAATTCAAAGAGTTGAGTCTTAGCCGCTTTACTGATCGCTTCTTCGATGACGAGGAAGAGACGGCGGACGTTGATTCTGTCGAATGCAGATTGATAACCCAGTGCAGTCTTGTCTCCGAAGAGGACCATACCCTGACCAGGGAATGCGACGATGGGGTTAACTCTTGCTGCATAAAGCAGATCTCTGTGATCCTTCAAAGGAGAATAAGCAAGTTTGATGCTGTTTCTCAGGTTACCACGGTTGAAACCTGCAGGAGAGAACCAAGGCTCTTGATTAAGAGTGGTGCTCAATACCAGACCTGCCATGTCAGCGTTACAAGGAAGGTAACGATAGACATCGTTATACTTGTCGTAGATATACTTGTAGTTATTATCGAAGACAGTATACGAGGAAGATCCAAGTTGATCGAAGTACTCAACTGTGCGTTGCACAATTTGAGGTACTGAAGATTGTCCGACAATATCACCTCTATATGGCGAGATGAAAGCGATACAATCCTTACGGGCATCTGCAATGCCGATGATGTGTTGTGCTTTGGCGATAGTATCATTCAAACTATTCATGCCAGGACCCATCAGGATGTAGTCCAGTTGCACAGTCTCAGCGTCATTGAAGAGTGTGTATGCACCCAAGATGTTAGGGCGTGAGATGGTATAACCATCGATGCCACCTTGGAGAGCAAAGCGCAACGTTGCGCGACCCTTCGTGCCAACCAGAGGCACAGCGAGGGGGTTGAGACCTGTTGGGTCATCAAGGTTGTTGAGGGAGTTGTCAGACTTAATCAGATCAAACTCTCTGTTAGTACCACTAAGACCGAAACCGCCAGAAGCGTTAGTGTCGCGATCATAGATGTTGTTAACTTCATGCGATCCCCAATACAGGAATTGCGAGAATTGCTTAACAACGTTCTTGTAGTAGATGTTGTCACCCTGAGGAGACTTGGCATCGGTTGCCTTAGACACGTTGAGGTGCTTCTCAAGGAGAGCGCCAGGTGTGCCAGTCAGTTTTCCGTCGCCGTCAAGGACCAGGATGTGCATCAGGTCGTTATAACCACCTCTATCTTCCACATATGCGGATGTAGTAGGACGAGGAGCGATGTTTGCCCATCTCTGATTCACCCCATAAAGGCGGGTGTCGTAGTCACTTTCGACTGCGGCAATCAGCACAGTAGCAGCATTTGAGTCTGCAACGTTCTGGTTTGCTTGGAAGTTAGGAGATCCAGGGTTAAGAGAAACTCTCAACTCTCTGCGGATTGCCTCAACCGTAGCGGCATCGCCAGTTGCACTACCAGGAGTGTTGCTGCTGTTTGCCAACTCAGAAATGGTATCGCCAATCTCCAGCACGTCAGCGGAGGAGGAGTCGATAGCAACTTCAAGTTTGCGAGTCTCAGGATCCCAAGCAACAATACGACCAGTAACACCACCACTAACAGCAGTGATGTAGTTGTCCTTCTCGAAGGATCCAATCAGGGTAGAGTCGTCAACCACGGTGACGATCGTGTCGTAGGTGTAAACCTTAGCGTAGATGTTTGCTGCAGAGTATGCAACTTCTGCACCACTGGCAAATTGCCACTCAGTGCTAGTAGGTTGTGCCAAAGACAACACCTGATCAGCACCAGCGTCGGTCATTACCACGCGGATGGAGTTACCATGAAGACCAGCAGATTTTGCTGCCCACTTCCAGTTGTTTGCTGCGCTCTCAACGTTGGTCTCATACTCGTCATCGTTCTTGATGAGTGGAGCAGTGATACCAGTTGCAGTTGTTTCGTTGATCTCAGTCTTCTGTGCTGTTACCAGTTGCAGTGCAACGGCAGATCCATCGGTGTGTGCAGCAGCAGTAGTGCCGAGCAGACCGCGAGTCACGTTGAGGTTGTTACCTGAAACACCAGTGATCTGCATGATCTCGTCATCAACTCTAATGTAAGAGTTGGTGCCACCACCAAGGGTGGTTGCAGAGGTCACTGTAAGAGTGGCGTCAGCGTCGGTGAAGGTAGATCCTTCGTTAATAGTTGATGATGTGCCAGCAGGCTCAATAAGAGTTACTGGAGCAGCAGCAGCGTGAGATGCAGCAGATGTTGCAAGTTGACCGCGAAGCACGGTAACGTCGTTACCAGAGACTGCCTGGATAACGAGCAATTCTGCGTCCACAAGAAGCAGATCGTTAACGTCCAGATC